GAACAACCCGTATTTTTCCCCAAGTTAGGTATGTAGAGTATAATAACACAGCAGCAGATATTCAAACCATAAACTCAAACGCTTACATAATCAATGGAGAAATACAAAACTTTCCTACACCTACACAAACCCAAGTTAATTCTAAAAACGATTTACTAGTAACGCTTTCTGGTGTTGAACAAACGCAAGAAGCTTATGTTTTTCCAGCGTCTAACACAGAACCAGAAACTGCTACAGGCTCTATTTCACGAAATTTAGGTAGTGGTGGTATTACTATTGGACAGTCTGCTGATACTATCTTGTTGTTAAATTTTGGAAAAAATTTCACTGATGAAAGCATTAAAGCTAGGGGAGCCGCTACAGTGTCCGGAGTAACACTAAGTAGCACTAAAAAGTATGGAAACTCTGCAGCTGCTTTTAACGCGGGAACTGATGTTGTTAGTTTTGCAGATAATAATGATTTTGCATATACAGGTTCTTTTAGTATAGAATGTTTTGCCCGTTTTGAGGACCTTGGTGCGGCTAACACTGTATTTTCTCACCGTACAGATGATAATAACTTTGTTAAGCTAAGTAGGATGGCTAATAATAAAATTCAGTGGACTGTAAAAGAAAGTGGAGCAACAGTCGCAGATTTACAAGGAGGATCTATTAGTGCCGATACATTTGTTCATTTAGCGATTACTCATGATAGAAGTGAAGCACACTCAAGACTTTTTGTTAATGGAACAATGGTTCAAGAAGATAATGCCGTCAACTATTCGATAACTCCTACTGGAACTTTTGATATAGGTAGAATAAACACAACTAGTGCTGCTACCAGAGAAAATTTAAAAGGTTTTATAGACTCTTTTAGATTTGTTAATGAGACAAGAGTTTATGACAGAACTTTTGTGGTACCTAGAACAGAACTCACTCGTATACACACTCCTTTACAATCAAATGATACGCTAGTAATAAGACATTTTGACAGTACTACTGAAACGTTTGATAGATTTACTTCTATGGCAGATAGAAAACCAGATAAAGGGTTTTCTACTTCAACTGAATTTGATGTAGTGCAGTTTACTTCTCAAGGTGGGTATGAAAAACGTACTTTAAGAAGTCGTCGTTCTAAACGTGATTTTGATATTTCATATACTAACATATCAGGAGTAGAAAAACATGCAATTGAACAGTTTTACCGGTCTAGAAATGGTTCATTTGAAACTTTCACTTTTGACTTGACACACATCAATGAAATTGGTAATATACAAGCAAGGTTTGATGGTCCTTTAGGAATTACTCACGTATTTTCTGATGCTTCAAACGCTAGTTTACAAAATAACTATTACACAGTAAAGTTTAAGTTAAAAGAGGTTTATGACTGATGACTACCCGCACGTATGATTACATTTTAACAGTTACTCAACCAGATGTAATCGCTGCAGGAGATACTATTCTTAGTAATGTAACAGCTACTAGTGGAGAAGTAGTGGCTGTTGATGCTGCCAATGCTAATATTAAAGTTAAAGTGGCTAATGTAAATCAAGAATTTGTAGTTGGAGAAAATGCAAGGTCAGTATTTAACCTAGTAGCTTCAAACGCTATTTCTGTTGCTTATAGTAATAGTTCTTCAACTACTGTAAATGGTAATGCCTTTATAATTAATGGAGCAACAAATACTTTTTCTCTACCCTCTGAAGCTTTATCTTTAAGTAATGTTACTTTAGATAATTTTGATGTATTTATAAATAATAGAATTATACCTAAACAAAATATTAATTTTCCTAGCACAACTTTAGGAAATACAGGGTTTGATATTAAACCTATTTCTCCAGTAACTTCTGGTACTACTTTTACAAAATCAGGGTTAAGAGAGTCTCTCACTAATAACCCACAAAGAGTTGCAACTCTTTTAAGTGACTTAATACTACCAACTATTGACGCTTCAATAGTAGCAGATGAAACTACTGAATTTGAGTATGTAGTTAATTATGATAATTGGGTTTCTGCTAACGCTTTTGCTGTAGACGTTAGAGTAGATACTGGAAATAATGAAACTATCCCTTTTACTGCTGCTTCTTTTAGTGAGCAAAAAAATGGGGCTAACTTTGCTATTACTAATGTTATAAACTCTAATTACATCAGAGAAAGAAATGCTTTCATCCAAAACCCTGTTGTTAGATTATATAGTATATACTACCCGGGCGAGTGGTATAAACCTAATGAAGAAGGTAACCCGACAAACGATGGAGAAGGTAGAAGATGGCCAGACGGCTTTCCTCTTAGGTTTGCTGAAGTTAGGGGAGATTTAAACGCTGACGTAACTTATAATGTAGAATTTGGAGGGGTTAACTATACCCCTATGCCTATCAACAGCGGCGGATTAGAGATAGACTCTTCGGGTAAAATTAATGAAGTAAGTATTGATATATCTAACTTTGATGGACTAATTACACAAATATCTGAAAACCCAGATTTAGTGGGCAACAACACTTCCAATGCTTGTTACGCTGTTGTTAACGGCGAAGTACTAACAGGAATTGACCCTAGAACAATTCCTACTGACGCAACTTATGCAGACTCAGAACACGCAACAGTTTTAGCGGCACAAAGAACAAAAGGCTTAAATTTTAGCCAAACAGTTAGGGATGCTTATGGAGTCGATAACGCTTCATTTACTATAAGCACTACGGCAGACGTAGCTGGAGAGTGGAAAAGAGAAAAAATGGATTCTCGTGATCTATTAGGTGCAGTGGTAGAAATTAAGTCTACTTTTTCTAACTTTTTAGATTATTGGCCTGAGTATTCTAGAGTAGATGGGGCTTTTGCAAACGTGGTCGAAGTTAGTACCGCATTACCTTATAGGGTTGGAGATAACGTAAAAAGTAGAAGTAATAGTTTTATAGCAACTATAGATGCAATAGAAGAAAATAGGTTTATATTTACAAATGCTGCGTTAGAAATAACAGTAGGAGACCCGTTGTTAATTGAAAATATGGATAGTGATGATGAAGCTTATGTAGAGGATGTATTTAAAATTGATGCTTTATCGGGGTTAGACGAAAAAGTTGCTACTTTTTCTTTAACAAGTTGGTTACAATTTTTTAAACTCAGAGTTCCAAAAAGAAAGTATTATAAAAATACTTGTCAGTGGGTTTATAAAGGAGAAGAGTGCCAGTACCCCGGCCCCGCTGGAGGGACAATTCCTGGGACTAGTTTAAGTGCAAACGCAAACCCAATTGCTGCTAATAATCAAACTGCAGGGAGCACTCAAGGAGATGAGTGCGGTAAGAGTTTTGAATCTTGTCAGATTAGAAATAACACTATTCACTTTGGGGGCTTTCCTGGTACGGGTAGGACTATTCCTAAATAATGACAGATTATGTAAACTACTTAGGCATAAAACACGATTATCAAAATGTAAATTGTATTACTTTAATTGAAAAAATTTATAAAGAAGAATTAAAATCTGACGTTTTTAAAAGTTTATGGACACATTTAAATTTGTCAGAGGGCAAACCCACAGAGGGTAGAAGATGGAAGTTTAAAATTACTTTAGAAAAAATAGAAGAGTGGATTGCAACAAACGCACAAAGAATTAAATTAACAGACATCCAAGAATATGATGTAATAATATTTAAATCTAAGAAAAATAGACCAATTCATTTTGGGATGTATGTAGGAGGAAATAAATTTATTCACATAGAAGAAGAGTCTTCATCTATGATTTCGTCCTTAAACCAAATATGGAGAGAACAACTACATAGCATATATAGACGTAAAGAGGGGTAAAATGTGGTATGAAAAATATAAAGGCTTTCCTTATAAGCACTTAGGGAATAGTCCAGAAACTGGAATAGATTGTTTAAACTTAATTAGACTAGTATATGAAAACGAAAAAAATATTATAATTCCCTACTCTACTCAAGATTTTTGTAATATTGTAGATCAAGATTGGTATAATAAAATAGATACAAATCCTTTTATACAATTTAGAAACTCTAAACTAGGATGGGAAGAAATATCATTAAAAGACGTTTTACCTTTTGATGTAGCAATAATGAGTATTGGTTCAACTAATAAAATAAATCATTGTGCTTTGTTAGTAGAAAAAAATAAACTTTTACAAACAATGATAGATAGAAACTCTTGGATTTCTCCTTATGGAAACTATTATAAACAATACACTTTAGGGCTTTTTAGATGGAAAGGATTAGCAGATGACTTTGTTTTCAACACTAATTAACGATATGGGTAAGCACGCACAAGCTGAATACCCCAAAGAATGTTGTGGGCTTGTAACAAAAGACTTTAAATACGTGCCTGCTAAGAATATAAGTCCTTTACCTAAAGATACTTTTATTGTTGACCCAGAAATACTATGGGAATATGAAGACAACTGTTGGGGAATATTTCATTCTCACCCAGGAGAAGAGAACCCTATACCTAGTGAAGAGGATAAACAAGGAGCCGTGTTTGAAGAATTTAAATTTATTGTAGGATTTAGCAATAAATTTTATATTTATTGGCTCGATAAAAAAATAGACGCAATTAAATTTGACGAATTTAAGGAAGAGTATTTAAAGTGAAAATTACGCTAGAATTTCATCGTTCTTTATTGAAATATACTGATGGAGTAAAAAATCACACAATAACTTGTGATGATTTTACTTCTTTAGTTTCTGCTATTTCGCACCTATTTCCAAATCTTGGAAATTATATTAGAAGAGTACAAGCAACGGAAGTTCTAGAAAATTTATGTTTATTAGATAAAAATAAAAAGTTAATTAAATCTAAGGTGTATGAGTTCAATAAATTTAAAGAAAATCACTCATCATTATTTTTAGTTCCTATGATGGCAGGAGCTGGGGGTAAAAAAGGGTCATTTCTACAAATTGCCATAGGTATTGCTTTAATTGGCGCTACTTTTGCTTTTCCCGGTCTTGCTGGGTTCGAACTTTTAGGGACAACTCTTGGAAAAATGATGATGTCAACAGGGCTAAATATGATATTAGGAGGGATAATGGGGCTAATGCAAGAAACTCCTAAACCTCCAGAAAAACAAATAGCAGATAACCAAGAAAGAATAGATAATAATATGTT